GCGCCGTACTGCATGTCGATGTACGCCTGCACCAGGTCCTGGGTTTCTTGCTCGTAGGCGTTGGCTTCGGCGGCCATGCGCTTGGTGTCCGCGACGACGGCATCGGCGGTGATGTTCACCGTCTCGCCGACGCTGGCCCACTCCGACCCGAGCCCGGCGACGACGGGCGGCAGCGGGATCGTGGCGAGATACAGATCGCGCATCGCCTGCGGGGCCACGGCCCCGGCGCGCGTGTAGGCGTCGATCGCGGCCCCGACGACCGTGTTGAGCTTGGCCTGTTCGTCGGTCGCCACCTTCGCCAGATTGCCGAGGCCCCCGAGCGCCTGCTGGTACTCCTGGGCCTTGGTGATCGTGTCGCCGCCAAACAACTGGTCGCGCAGTTTCTGCTGCGCCGCCGCCGCCGCCTCCGTCTCCCGCGTCGCCGCCGCCTGCGCCGCCGTCTGGTCTTTCGTTTTCGCGACGTAGTAGGTGATCGCGCCTTCGGTCATCTGGTATTCCCGCGCCAGGTCCTTGACGCTGGCGGTGTGGTTCTCGAGGGCCGCCAGCATGTCCGGCAGTTGCGCGCGATGCGCGCGGATCTCCCGCTCCCACAGGGCCTGCCGGTGCGTCGCGGTGTCGACGGCGGCGGTGTGTTGGGCGACGGCGTTGTAGTTGATCGTCATCGCCTCGCTGAGGTCGGTAATCGTCCGCTTCGCCGTGGCGCTCGCTTTCGCCAGCACTTCCTGCTTGTAGGCCGCGACTTGCGCGGCGTCGCCCGTCCCCAGCAGGTTGGCGACCCAGCGGCCGATGACCTCATCGGACCCGGTCAGGTCGGCGACCCAGCGACCGAGGTTCCAGCCGGCGAGTGCGGCGCCGGCCGCGGCGCCGGCCGTGCCGAGCGCGCCGAGCTCGGTCGTCGTCTTGCCCGCCACCTGGCCCAGCTCGTCGATCAGGCCAATCGGCTTCGACAGCGAGAACCCCAGCGCGTTGGCCGACTGGTCGACCGTGCGCAGCCCCGCCGACAGCTGCTTGAGCCCGGCGCCGCTCGACGCGACGCCGTCGACGGCCTGGCCGGTCTTGGCCAGCGTCGTGCCGGTTTTCTTCGCTTCCGCCTCCATCACGCCGAGCGCGGCACTGGCCTTGGTGGCTTCGGTGACGAAGGCGGAAAAGTCGGCCTGGAGGGCGCCGGTCAGCGGCACGGCTCAGGTCCCGGGCTGGTCATCGGCCAGCAGCGCAAACAGGGATTCGGGCAGGGTCTGCACGGTCTGCCAGCTCAGGCCGCTGCGCTGGCAGACGGCGAGGGTGTGCCGGAGGAGGCGTCGGTAGACGCGGTTTTTTTTAGCGCGTCGCCGGCGGCCTCGACCGCGGCGTGATGCGCTTCGATGGTCTGCTTGAGGTCCCGCGCCACCGCCTGGCGCAGGTTGTTCAGCGCGTCCTGCACCTCGACCGGCGACCGGCCGCGCACCGGGATGCGGTCGCCCTGCGGGTCGGTCAGTGTCCAGTCGATGAGATACGCGATCACCGTCGCGTCGGTGGTCCGGATGACGTCCCGGTGCAGGTCGCCGGTGCTCGATTCGGTGTACATCCGCGACAGCATGGCGATGTACTGGCCGTGATTCAGTTCGGCCCAGACGGTCACCGTGCGGCCGTTCGCGAGCGGCAGCGTCAGTTCCCGCGGGATCACCATGTCCATGCGTCAGCGTCCTTCCGGCGGCCCGAGCGCGGCGGTGAGCGCCGTCCCCTCGAGCCGCAGCGTGTTCGGGAGTACCGGGAAACACCAGAGGCCGGCCGGCCTGGCCCGGCGCGGCGCCTGAAAAATGAGTGGGCGTTGTCGCAACCGGAGCGTATCGATCCGGTCGACGCGGGCCGCGAGCGTCCAGCGGAAGGTCGCGTCCCGCGTCACGGACCAGCGCCCGAGCACCGCGGCTTCCCCCGCCCCCCAGAGAATCGCGCCGCGCTGCCCGCCAAACGTAACGGTGTGGAACAGCCCCGGCACGGCGGCGCCTCAGGCCGCGCGGGAGGCCGCCTCGGGCGCGCGGGCGGGCGGCGGCGGGGCGCCCAGGCCGAAGCCCGTGGTCGTCCCGGTCGGCAGCGTCCACGGCCCGGCCGCCATGAACGTGCCCGACAGCGCCGGGGCGCCTTCCACGTCGGTATCCAGCTCGGCGTCCATGTACGCCAGCCCGCTGAATTCGTGCGGCGTCGCGGCCGACGGGTCATTGCTATGCGGGATCAGGGCGAGCATGCCCGGCGTGGTCAGCGCGGTGGCTTCGACCAGCGACATGTCCTCGCTGTTCCAGAACCCCTTCAGCGTCCCGCTGATGTCCCGCATGCCGGGGATATAGACGCGGTTCGTGTCCTGGAAACAGGTGACGTTGATCTTCTCGGTGGCGAGGCTCAGCGTCCACGACTTGATCGACACCAGGGCGACCGTCGCCGCGCCCCCAGCGGGGTCCCACTTCACGAGTCCGTCACGTCCTGCGCGAATCATAGTGAGGTCCTTCCTTAGACCTGCGGCGTGACTTGCACCCGATAGCGCCCGCCGTGATGCTGCCATCGGATTGATGTGTCCCCTGGGTCGAGTTCGCCGGGGTCGCGCAGCCGTTCGACGCGCACCGTCGACAGCCACCCGTAGCCCGGCACGGTCAGCGGCTGGTCCTCGAGGAGCGCGTCGATCCGGGCCGCCGCCGCCTGCGCCGCCGCCATCGCGGTGGTCTGCACCACCGCCTGCACGGCATAGGTGATGACTTCGATCGCCCGGCGCGCGGCCGGCGCGGCGGCGAACACCGCGATGTCGGCGGTCTCGTCGATCGTCACCAGCGCAAACGCCGTCTTTCCCTGCGGAGCGATCCCGAAATGCACGCCGCCGGGCAGGAGCGCCGCGAGGGTCGCATCGGTCGCCAGCGTCGTGATCACGGCCGTATCGACCGCGCTCGAGTCAGCCACCGGACACCGTCAGCCCTTCCGCCCGCATGATCGCGGCGAGGCGCGGCACCAGATCGACGCGGGCCTGCATCACCCGCGGAATGAACACATGCGCCGCCGGCATCCGGCCGCGATTCGCGTGCGTCGTGCGCGTCGTGCGCGGGCCCCAGCCGATGTCGTAGATCAGCGCGTAGCGCGCCCGGTTGTGAATCACGACCCGGGCCTTGGTCTTCTGCGGCTGGCTGCGGACACTCATCCCGGCGGCGAGCGTGCCGTCGACGACCGGATAGGCCGCGGCAATCTCGGCCGCGACCCGCGTGCCCTCCGCCACCAGGGCGGCCTGCGCCCGCGCCGCCAAGAACGACGGCAGCTGCGCGAACTGGCGCTGCTGCACCGCGATGCCGCCCAGGGTGAACTTGATCACGGCAGCGCCTCGGCGGCGACGAGGACGAGCTCCCGGCGCGCCGCCCCCGGGTCCCGCCATCCCAGCACCTGGAACGTCCGCGGCCCGCGGTCCGGGTCGGCGTAGGTGATGCGTGTCTGCACGGTGACCTGCGGGTGATACGGCAGCGTGATCTGATGCGTCCCGCTGGCCGTGATCGTGTCCGCGGTCAGCCGTTCCATCTCGGCCCCGCCGAGCGCCTCGAGCGCCACCCACGCCGCCGCCGGGTCGAGCGGCGTCCAGGTCTCGGTAAACCCGCCGGCGCCGTCGGGCACCAGGGCGCCGGGGTTCTCGAGCGTGACGTAGGCCGTGCGGCGGCCGGCGGGGATCATGCGATCACCGGGGTCCGCAGGCGGCGCAGCGCGCCCACCACCAGCGGATGCAAGTCGCCGCGGTCGAGGTCGCGGCGCGGGCCCCCGCCTTCGAGGTCATCCCCGCGAAAGCGCCAATATTCGCCGGTCTGGAACAGGATCAGCTGCGGCACGATCGGCGGCGCCGTCTCCGGCGTCCACCCCGCCACGATCACCGCGTCCTCGGGATAGGGGCTCAGGTATTCCCGAATGGCGTATTCGGCCGCGTCGAGGGTCAGGGCGAGCGCCGCCTCGTCGGCCGTCCCGGTGACCCGGCAGTAGTCCTTGGCCTGCGCCAGGGTGACGAGCGTGGCCGTCATCCGGCCTCCGCGCCGGCCGGCGCCGGCTCGGGCGCGGCCGCGGGGGCCGGGGCCGCCGGGGTCAGAAAGGGATCGTGCGCATCGCGCTCGGCGAGCGCCGCCATGCTGAACATCTGCTGCTGCAGGTACGGCGTGTCGCCGCCGGCCACGGCGCCGAGCCCGAAGTACTTGGCCCGGGCCTCGTTCGGCGAGAGCACCCCGCCGACAATGGCATCGGTCGCCGCCTTGGTGCGGCTCGCGGTATCCATCCAGATGAGATCGTCGATGTCGAATTCCGTGCCGTAGGTGTGGCCCGGCACGTCGACCAGGCCGAGCCCGTAATCGAGCGCCGTCTCGAGCGCCACGATCAGGCACTGCAGACACTGGCTGTAGTACTGCTGCACCAGCGGCTCGCTGTTGGCATAGGGCGGCTGATGGCTCGAATCGATCAGCGCCGCCGGCACGTGATAGCAGCTGCACACCTGCTCGACCGTCCACTTGAGCTGTTCGATCAATTGGGCATCGACCGCGTTGACGCTGAAGGCTTCGTACTTGAGCCCGCCGCTGAGGATCGCGACCCGGCCGACGTTGGCGCCGGTATATTTCTCGCTCCACACCTGCTCGAGCGCCCGCGCCTTGTCGGCGTTGAGCTCGCCGGGCGCCAGCAGCACGCCGCCCGGGCTCGACCCGTTGGCGAAGAAATTCGTCGAGTTCTCCTGAATCTTCAAGCCCTGGAGGGCCACCATCCCGCACGCATAGATCGGCGTGACGCCGCACAGGGGATGGAACAGCGGCACCATCAAGTCGTGAATGATCTCGCGGGCGGGCACCGTCACGGTGTCCCGGAGGCCGGCGAGTTCGCTGGTCGTCAGCTCGTAATAGACCGCGCCATCCGGCGTCACCAGCGGGCGCACCTTCTGCGGATCGAGCACATACAGCGCGACCACGAGGCCGCGCTCGTCGCGTTGCTTGAGGACGTAGGCATTGCCGAACGTCAGCTTGCTGACCATCCACTGTTCGAGAAACTTCTGGATGATCTGATAGCGGTTCGGTTTCCGCAGCACCGGCGAGAAGGCGGCGCTCGAGGTCTCGTGCCAGATGCCCGCCGCGTCGCGCTCCACCAGGCGCAACCGCAGCTTGCCGATGTCCTGGGCGATCAGCGTCGTACAGGCAAAGACCGCGGTCGAGGACAACGCCGTCGGGACGGCGACCTCCTGGTTCTGCTGCCAGGCGCCGGTGAAGGGCTCGCGCACCACCGACAGCCAGCCGCCCGAGCCCGGCACCGGCGACCCGGGCACGACGCGGCGCGCCCGGGTGATGTCGAGGCCGAAGACGCGCACGCCTACTCCTTGGCGCGCGCGCCGGTCGTGGTCGTGGTCGTGACGGTGCCCGCCGGCGCCGGCCAGCTCGCGGCCGTCAGGTACTTGACCGCGTTGACGCCGACGCGCTTCCAGGTGATGAACCGCTCCGCGCGCAGGCCGACGCAGTTGTTTTGCCACAGCGAGACGTAGACGGTGGTGGCATCCGCGGGCGACATCGGCGCGCTGTCCATCTGCAGCGACGCCTCGCGCGAGGCGTCGATCGTCACGCCGCCATCGTCGGCAAACAGCACCAGCGCCGGCTGCAGGGCGATGACGTTGGTCGTGGCCGTGTTGCTGGTGATGAACGTCATCCCGCGATAGCTGCCGCCGTCCAGCCCGATGCCCGGGAACTGGGGCGAGCCGTCGAGGTTCGTGCGGAAGGACAGCGCCAGCGCATTGGCCGGCGACAGGATGAACGTCAGGCCGTCGACCGGGATGTCGTAGGTGGCGAAATGGTTGATGAGCCCCAGCAGGTCGGCCAAGGGGTTGGTCGTCGCGGCCGCCGTCGCGGCGCCGTTGGTGATGCTGGCCGGATTGATGCCGGCCACCGCGGCGACCGCCGGGTCGACAAACTGCTGGTCGATGAACTGCGCGATCCCGGCGATCATGTCCCGGCGCACCAGCTCCTCGGCCTTGGGATTCGACAGCCGCACCAGTTCCTCGGTCAAGACGATGATCCCGGCCACCTTGGTGACGGGGAGACTCTCGCTCGCGAACGCGAGCTTGGTCACCGGCTTCGGCTTCTGCTCCCCCACCCAGCTGTAGGTCCCGCCCGCGGTCTGCGACGGCACCTTGGTGTTAAACGGCACGTCCCGCAGCCCGGGGATCTTGCCGACAATCGTCGCCGGCCGCAGCAGCTCGAGGAAGTCGCTGGCGATATTCTGGTTGACCAGCGGCCCCGCCCAGGTCGCGTCCGTGGTCGTGCCCGGCGCGACCGCCGCCTTGAGATACAGCGCGACTTCCGGCGTCGAGTCGTTCCACCGCTGCGCGTACTGGGCCGCTTCGTAGAGGTTCCCGTTGCAGACCAGTTTGGCGCACGCCGCGCGCACGAACGCGATGCCCTTGGGCACGTTGGCGC